CTGCAAATACTTCAGGGCTTTCTGGTCGCGGATGATTCCGGATCGGATACTGAGAACGTTTCGTCCAGCAACGTCAGCGAGTTCGACGGTTCCTGCATCGCCCACGCCGCCGGTGGAGGTGGTGTAGTCTTGGGCGGGACACTTTCCTTTAACGCGCACCCGGCCACCATTATCGAGACGCTTACGCAGAGCATCATTTTCACCATTCGCATCGGCAAGCTCCTTTGTGTATTTCGCATCGAGTGCCGCGACATCGCGCTGGCGTACCTGCATGTCGGTGATGGTGGCGTTCGCCAGACTGAGCACCTGCGTTTTCTCGTCACGCTGTTTTTTGTACTCAATGGCGTTATCCCGGTACCGGTTGACCTGCAAGGCCAGTATGACAATCAACACCAGCACCACCAGCTGAAACCAGTACTTCTTCAGCAGCGCCTGGATCATAACAATGCCGCTCGTGCACGGCTGTAACGCTGACGGCGGTCTTCAATGCCGTTCTGACCACCATTAATAATCTGCGTGACGCGGGACAGGTCGCCGGAGTAAAGCAAACAACCGCTGGTGGCAAAGAACCATGCCGCCGAACGCGCCGCGTTACGCTCCTGCTCCAGTTGCTCCGGGCTGGTGACCAGATCGAGTTTCAGCGCGGCGCCGCAGCGTCGGTAATTATCCAGCCCGGTGATCTGAATCAGGCCGCGACCGCGATATTTCCACCCGTCACCCGGGGCTTTGTTGCCAAGGCGTTTGCTGTACACAAGATTTGCGATGGCACGCTGGCGCTCCAGCGGTAACACCTTTTCATACGAGCGACGACCCAGCGCATTAACCTGGTCCTGAGTAAGTCGACCAGCGCGAACGAAATCAGCCAGGCCTGCCACGCTGTAATTCATGCTCTCCACCAGCCGGGTGAAGCCAACGGATTCATGCCCGGTCTGCGCGATAAACATCGCCTGGTCAGTCGGTGCAGAGATACCGAATTCTTTCATGGCCGCTTCAATGTGCGGAAACCAGGGCGCAGCTAATCCGGCGCTTATACCAGCCGCCTGCTGAAATTGTGATTGCTTCATTCAGACCTCAGGACATAGAAGA